AAAGACCGTGACAAGGAAGAGCGGTAATGCAATCTCTCCGTCTCCTGCTCTGGGTTACGCCAAACGGGCTCTAGTCCAGCGTCCGGCACACATCGCCATATGATGTGAAATCAACAACCACCAAGGCCTCCGAGGAATCGGGGGCTTTTTCTTTTGGAGCATTCTCAATGAATGAACTGATTCAAACATTCAAGTTCGAAGGCTCGAACCTTCGTGTCATCGTCGAGAACGGTGAGCCCTGGTTCTGCGCAATTGACGTGTGCAAGGCTCTCGGGTACTCAAACACCCGGGACGCACTCCGAAACCATACCAAAAACAAGGGAGTCGTGAAACACGACACCCCTACTAAAGGTGGCGTCCAACCCCTCGCATACCTAAATGAAGGGAACCTCTACCGTCTTGTCATGCGCTCCAAGCTCGAAAGCGCAGAACGGTTTCAGGATTGGGTGTGCGGGGAGGTACTGCCAACGATCAGAAAAACGGGGTCGTACGGAACGCGTCAAACGCCATCCCTCCCCGACTTTACAAATCCAGCGATAGCCGCACGCGCATGGGCAGAGCAGTACGAGCTTCGACAGGCTCTTGAGCACAAAGTGAGGCAGGACGCCCCAAAGATCGATTTTGCCGAGGCGGTCACTGCATCAGATGCCGAACACACCATCACCGAAGCGTCAAAAACGCTCGGCATCCGTCCAAAGAAATTTTTTGATTGGCTTCGCGCGAACGGCTTTATCTATAAACAGGGCACGCAAGCCATGCAGTTTTCTATCAACAAAGGGCTGATGGTGACGCGTTTTCATTCTTTCACGCATTCCGATGGTGAAAAGGATCAGAAAACACACGCGCACGTCACCGGAAAAGGGATCTTTTACTTCTATCGACGGTTGTTGCAAGAAGGCTTGATCGCTCGAAATCCCAACCTAGAACTGACAGCGTAAACACAGAGAGATAGATGAACCAAGAAGATAAAGAAGAGCTGATCGAAATGATCGAGTATTTCTTTGGTCTCCCCAGACCGATTATTAATGCATATTGCGAAAGAGACGCCTCTACTGCAAGAGAACTCATTCGTCTTTATGCGCATGCGCAGGGAATGTCCACTGAAAGTCTTTTGGCTGCATCAAGGATAACGAAAAACGCATCTGTGTTTATGTTTTTTCTCGCAGAGACTATGCAGGGAATAGCTGCCAAAAGCGAGGCTGCGAATGACGAAGCTTGATCCGAGAATCAAGGCGATTGCCGACAGGTCAGGTTTTGACCTGATTTTCTCGCGTGCGGCAGAGGAGTTTGCGGAAGCGTCCGCAGCGCTTCTGCAATACCGCCGAGCAACGTATTTCGGAGACGGAGACGCTAGTGAGAAATTCAAGGAGATGGTTTCGGAGCTGGCGGACTGCCAAGTGATGCTTGAACAGATCCTATACACCCTCCCCGATCTTCAAGAAAAAATTCAAGAAATCCGCAAATTCAAAATCGAACGCACTTTAGAGCGCTATGGAATCAACATCGAAAAGGAAAACGCAAATGACTGAAGAAAAGAATGATCTCGTCAATCATCCGGCTCATTACGAAAAGTGCCGGATCGTACTGGAGCCGGTCGACCTAACCGAGTGCCTTCCGCACGCTCTCGCCTCGGCCATCGAATACATTCTCAGGTCGCCGTATAAAGGCTCCGAAAAGCTAGATCTCCAGAAAGCTATCTGGTGGTTGAAAAGATTTCGAGATAGTGAGCCTACCGACCTTGATTACATGCTTCGATCGTGGACGGAGACCTTGATGAACTTGTTTCGCTATAAATGTGAAACGCTGAGTTTGCTCGTTACGCGAGATGATGGAATGCTTTTCGTGACGGACGACACGATTAATCTCACCATCGAAAAGCTCGAAAAACGAATCGCTGAGATCGAAAATGATGATTAAGAACTTTCTACGTGTGCTTTTCACACCGAGCGTGTGGATTCGAAACAACCCGACCGATAAGGGCGTCGATGCGTTCTTTCGCGTCCTGCTAGACAACCTCGATGAAGTCAAACTCATCAGGTGCAGTCCTTATTGGATTCGGCTCGAGTTTCGCAGGACTATCTATGAATTTTGGATAGCGAATCGCTTCTACGCCTTTCTTTCGGATACAAACGCCTATGAAAGTATTGACGAAAAGAATATGCGGGAGCTCTATAGGGTCCGCAACAAAATGCCGAGCCGCGCGACGGCTTTCGCCTTTTACGATGCTTTCCGCGACGTAATTCAGCAAGCCGAAGACAGAAATTACGCAGGGCTTAAGAGTATGACGGAAGTGGTTAACGAGGAGAAAAAACATGCAGCTGAAGATTAAGAAACTCCACCCTAACGCCAAAATGCCGACCTTCGGTACAGAGGGTGCAGCCTGCTTTGATCTGTATGTGTCCGAACGCACAGTGCTTCAGCCTCGCAGCGGGACTCTCGTGCCTACTGGCTTAGCTTTCGAAGTGCCCGACGGGTACGTTATGAACATTTATCTGCGTTCGTCCATGTGCAAAAAAGGCGTTTTAGGCTCCACGGGCGTCGTTGATGCCGACTACCGCGGAGAAGTCAAGGTTCAGGCCACCAACATCCATCGCAACCCGTTCGTCTTAGAAGTCGGGGATCGAATCGGGCAAGCGAGACTTGAGAAGTTAGAACCGGTAACGCTCGAATGGGCGGAAGAACTCAGTAAAACCAAGCGAGGCGAGTGCGGCTACGGAAGCACTGGTCGATAACTGGAGAAAAAAGATGAAGCCCACAAAGACGATATGCGTCACGCTTTCGGAAGCAGAAATGAACGACTTTCGAAAGTTCGCCGAGGCAGAAGGCATTTCTATGCGCGAGCTGGCGCGGCGGATTATTCGGGACTGGTTGAAAAGTCCCGAAGTACAGGCGAAGCTTGCCAAGGACGTAGAAGAACGATTTTTAACGGAGAAATGGATATGACAACGTTCGAGACCATTGTAGGCATCTGCTCTCTACTCGCCTGCATTAGCCTGATCCTGTTCGCAAATCAGGACGTCTTAAAAGTATCTGAATCTGTCATTAAGGGGTTTGCAACGCCGATTCTCTTTGTAATCGCATACAGCGCGTGCTACAGCATCCTTGAGTTTGCGTACTGGTTGTGGAAGCTTACGCCGTGGAGTAAGTGAGATGAGCAGGCCGAAGAAAAAGAGCTCGCAAGAGATAAAGAGTGTTCTCGACCCCAGCTGCGGAAGCAGGAAGTTCTACTTCGACAAAAAGTCGGAGGTGGTGTTGTACGGAGACATTCGAGATGAAAGCTACGTCCAGTGCGATGGCCGGACGCTTGAAATAGCGCCGGATCAACAGATGGATGTCACAAATCTTCCATTCGAAGATGAGAGCTTTTCTCTCGTCATCTTCGATCCGCCGCATCTTCGAAATATCGGCGAATCGAGCTATATGGGTCAGACCTATGGCCGACTGCCTCCGGACGTCGCCAAGTTTTTAAGACGCGGCTTCGATGAGTGCTGGAGAGTACTCAAGCCAAACGGAACACTGATTTTCAAGTGGGGAGCTAAAGATTTCAAGCTCCCCTTTGTTTTGCAAACAATCGGAAGAAAACCACTGCTGGGCAATCGAAAGCCTGCAACCGAAACGTACTGGATGGTTTTCTTCAAGTCTCAGGAGGTCAAAAATGAAATGCCGGCTTAAGAACAAAGAGCTGCAAGCCAAACTCGAGGCAATTGAGCCGGAGTTTGGTGAGATGCTATCTGGTTACTTTGGAAATAGAAGCGACAAGACCTGTCTTGCACTTTATCTATGCAACGGGATAGATATGACGCTTTTCATCAGAAATTCGGCCATTGAAGAAGTACGTGAGTACGATCCCAAAGCGTGGAATGAGTGGCCGGCTGAAGATCCGCCTGTAGATGGATATTATCGGGTTGAGTACATACACAATCAGCAATTAGTAAAAGATGTATGGGTGTGGCTCGATTGTTCGTGGGTTCGTGACTGTTCCAACTTCCCTAGTGCTTGGAAGCCAGACTTTCAAGATGTTCGCTTCAGGCCGTGGGACGACGCGCAATGAAAATTCGAAAAAGACTCAAGCCGCACAGGATATCCAACGCTGAGTTTTTGTCGCGCTTTCTGATGATTCGACGAAGTGCCATCAAGATGAGCCGAAAAACTGAGAGACTGATTCGACAGTACGGAGGGAAGGCTGCTTTCGAAAAGCGCATCAGAGAGCGCGGAGAAGAGGCTATTTGGGGACTCGACGATGACGAGTTGAATTATGAAATAGCAAATCTACACCTTACGCAGGGGAACTGACATGGCAGCTCGCAAGAAAAAGCGCTCGAAGGCATACCGTCCGAAAGCTGTAAAAGCTCCCAATCACCTTCTAGTCAAACTCCTGCCAGAGCTCACAAAAGAAGAGCACACAAAGATTGAGCTCGCATCACTTCTTCCGCTCGATGCAATTCGTCGCGGCGAAGGGACGCTAGAGAACGTTGACTACGTGATGAATTCGCTGCACGTCGGATGGGTGTGTAGCGCCGCGTTCGAGCGCCAGACAAAGATCGATGCTCAATCTTTGATGATAGTGGCTTACGGCTGCATGCGTCTCGTGAGTGAGATGATTCAATCCGGAAAGGCTGATCAAGTGCCGGGGTGGCTGATCGAACCAGTGCAGCCAGCGCTTGAGCTTCTGGCAGACATGCAGGCGGAGATGAGCAGAGCTGAGATGCACGACGCATATGAAGTGATGTTCAAAGCTCGCAAGCATCTGTGCAACTCCGAATCAGCTGCTGCGATTCGACCAGATGATCCGTCATCGTGGAAAAAGTCGTACATGCATCATGGCTTGATGTATTTGCACGGCATCGTTCAAATCGGATTTCTCGAAGAACGCGATGGTCAGATTTTTTGGTGGGCTTATGACACACAGACGCTCATACGCATCACTCATCCAGCAGTAATGCTTGTCAGCATACCGCTGACTAAAGAAGATCGAATCGAATTTTTAAACGGGAGAACATCATGACCGATAACGCGGGAAATTTTGATCTTTTTGACCCAACGCTTCTGCCAGAGCGTCCGGTGACTGGAGCTGAGCTGCAGGCCGCTTTCGGGATTTCAGGCGATGCACTCCGCGCCGCAGTGCTTTCCGGAAAGCTGCCCCCTGCTGCGGAAGTCAACTGGATGCGCAATTGTTCGATATGGTACGTCGGACAAATTCGCGAGTTCTTTCGCGGAAAGTGTCAAGAGGCAATCCGCAAAGATCGGGCTGCCGCCAAGTCCGCACCGCCCACGTCGTGCGCGATGCCCGCGCACTGATCGTGCTAAAGTGATCAAAGAGAGAACGTCGCCCCCGGGAGTCCTGATGATCAGCTCCCGGGGGCGAAGTTTTTTTGCGGATAGTGGGGCAAAGTGTGGGGCAATTTTCTGAGACGCCCCGCTCGCCCAATGAATGCGGGAAAGTCCTCATACTCAGATGTTCTAAAACGTCAGCCGATTCATTTCGAATCACCTGCAGGACCGTTGACCTTTTGAGTCGGCGGTCTTTTCTTTTGCGTCAACAGTGAACCGCCGCCCCTTGCTTTTAAAGTTCTTCTCTAAGACAAATGCCTGAGGAATAAAGCATCAATTCGTTGAAAAATAGAACCTATTCTCTGCAGTAAATCCGTTTTGGAGATTTTGACAGATGGACGCAGCATCTCTTACACAGGCGCTCTACAACGCCTTTTGCACCAACAAGCCGCTTGACATGAAGGCCTGCTCGGGTGTTTTGAATGACTATGAAAGTGCTTATGCCGTTCAGCGCAAATTTGCCGAATTAAAGGGCGAACCGACTGGCGGCTACAAGATCTCGCTCACGAGCAAAACGACGCAGGATATGTTCGGCACCACCGAACCGCTCTTTGGCGAACAAACCAAGTCGCATATCTTTGCAGCGCCCTGCACGCTCGAACTTGACCACATGAACGAACCGCTCATTGAGGTTGAACTCTCAATGATCCCCAAGGTGGATCTGACGAGCAGCATGAGCGACGAAGAGCTTCTTGAAAACATCA